TTATAGTTGTGATAACAATGAAATTGATTTTTGCTCTTCATGGGTTCTGGTCTTTTGTAATAGATGAGTATATATATCTAATGTCATGGTAATTGTTGAATGACCTAGTCTTTCAGAGACGTATTTAACATCAACATTATTTGAAAGTAACCAACTTGCGTGAGTATGTCTAAGACCATGAAAGGTAATCCTTTTAGGTGATTTAATTTCAATTAACACTTTCTGCAATTTTTTATTAGCAGCATTACTTGTTTGTGGCAAACCAGTTTCTTCATTACAAAATATGAAGTCATTATTGTTATGAACAGGAGACCATGCTTTTAAATCAATAATTAAATTGTTAGGAACACTTACCACACGATTAGATGATTTATTTTTTGTTTCTTTAATTTTGTGTGATACTTGATCCCATGCTTTGTTGATAGAAATAGAATTACTAGTTAAATCGCTCCAAGTTAAGGCGGCGACTTCTTCATATCTTGCGCCAGTATTTAACGCCATTATGATCATCATGTCGCTAACACTGCGTTCAAATATTGGAATGCTAGTTAAAAATTCAATCAACGCTTTCATTTGTGGTTCTTCTAAAAATTTTAAGTCTTTATTTTTTCCATCTTTTCCCGTATAAGTTAAACCAATTGTCGGGTCAGTGGAAATCAAACCATCATATAAAGCGCCTTTGATAGACTGCACTAGATATGTCTTAAGTTTTTTGACAGTACTAAAAGCGTAATCTTTTGCTAAGCCATTTAAGAAGCGTTGCAATATCGGACGCGTTAATTTAGCTAACGAAACATTGTTCAATCGTTTTGAATAAACGTTGTAAGCAAATTTATGCCAACGCTTTTGTGCATCACTCACGTCCGATCTATATAATTCACACCATGATTGGAAATAATCGGGGAAGGTCTGCTTACTATCAACTGTGAATTGACTAGTGGTTTTATCGGATTCTTGTTGTCTTATCCATGCTTTAGCGGCACTTTTGGTTGTAAAACCACCTTTGCTTTTTCTTCTATATTTACCTTTTTCTTTATATGATACACGGGCTAAGTACTTAGAGCCACGTTTTTCGATATCAGCCATAATTAGTTTAAACCTAACCTTTCATGTAAAAAATATAGATAGTTTAAAGACATATCCAGGTCTGGTATACTTAGATATGTAATTTAAGCGCACAAAACGCTTGTTAATATATGGAGCACGTACACTACTGTTTGGCGATAGGGGTGTACGTGTTTTTTTGTTTAGTCTCCTAAATGTTGAATTGCATAATCAGCCTCTTCAGGCGTAAATAATTCTCCAGTTTGAGAGGTTAATTGTTCTCTAATTTGTTCAGGACTTAAATTTTGTTGATTACGATAATCTTTAGCTTTATTCAAAGCATTCTTGTTGTAATCAGCTTTGAGATTATCAACAGCATATTGAGCTTCTTCTTCTGTAAATTTCTCTCCTGTGCTTGCTGTTAACTGTCGGCGAATGCCTTCTTTTGACATGTTTTGTTGCTTTGAGTAATCTTCAGCCTTTTTCAAAGCGTTTTTATTATAATCAGCTTTCAAATGATCTACTGCGTATTGTGCATCTTCTTGTGAAAACTTATCGCCAGTAGATGCAGTTAATTGAGCAAATATTGCTTGCTTTGACATGTGCATCATTGATGAGTATGTCTTAGCCTTTAGTAGGGCGCTTAATTGATTTTTACTTGCTCCTTTAGTATCAGCTTCTTCTGCGCTGCTAGAACTGTTAGCAGCTTTTGAAGCATCATTAGAGCTGTCATTACTAGTAGTAGTTTCGTCACTACCATTAATTGAACCAATTGCAATTAGCGCAACCAATACAATAACTACCCATACCCAAATTCTTTTGAAAAATGGTTTCTTTTGTTTCTTTTCCCGAGCCATTTTGCTCACTCCTTAAACAGCTTTTAACGTGAATCAGTCGTTGCACGTATGTGTTAATATTCATTTTCATAGTTCATTAATAATTGTTTTGGATCGTCATAAACAGCATCAATTACCATTTGATCATACCAGCTTGGTAAATTAAATAGATCCATCATTTTTGTCCAGTCACGGGCTTCATTTGGTAAATCTGCATACATTATTTTAGCAAATAAGTTAATTGCTCCTTGGTTTGCTGTTCGTTCCTCGTACTTCTTACAATAAAGAGAATATGAATAAGACTTAATGCTATCAATATCTACCGTTAAAAAATGTATAAATTCATGCCCTTTTCTATAGACAATTGGTTGGCTAACATTTGAATCTAGGTTAATCACCATTAAATTTCTAGACGGAATAATTAAGTCAGGATCATCAGTTGGAGCATGCACATATACCACTTCAATTCCAGCGTTGGTTATTTTATTATCAATAATATCTTCAAGCTCTTTAAGTTGACGTTCTTTTAATTTTTCAAAATAGAAATCATTCATATGTGTTCCTTATTTTAAGTTCTGTAAAATACCTAAAAGTATTTTTTTATATTCATCTGAAATCTCTTTTCCCTCGAATTGAAGCGAAGCACCTTCTTTACGTAATGCTTCAGAAAGTTCGATGGAATCCATTTTTTCAGGATTCTTTTTATTTGCATGCATATCGTCAGTATTACCTAATAGGTAGTCTACCGATACACCTAGAACGTCAGCAACTTTTGAAAGATTTTCAGCTGATGGCATTTTATTTTTCCAAGAGTAGATAATATTATTTTTTAGTTTCGCTGCATCATTCAATTGGTTGAGAGTTAAGCCACGTTCTTTTGCGGTTTGTTTAATTCGTTCAAATGTTGTCATTGTAAATTCTCCAAATTAAACGAAATAAATTTAAACTTTTGTTGTAAAAACGCTTGACGTAATTAAACTATAGTTATAAACTTAAGTCATTCAAGTAATAAGCAACAAAAAAACAAGCAATTATCAAATGTACTTTTGGCGAGGTAGACATGATAAATGTAGTGATTTATTGCGGTTTTTAACTATGCTTAAAGTTTAAACTTTAGTTATAAAAAAGTCAATGAATTTTACTTGAAAATTAAACGGGAGGTTAAACCTATGAGCATTAAGGAAGCAAACAAAACATTATTTGATGCACGTAAAGGATTTAAAGACTTCATCGAGTATAAGCAAATAAACGTTGAAGAACTTGCTAATCACATTGGTAGGACACAGTCTTACGTTTATCAATTGATGAACGGACAAGCAAATAATCGACAAGCATATGTATGCCTAAACAAGTTATTTAATTATACAAAATATGATGGCGAAAACTGGTTAGAACTATAAGGAGGCAAAACAATGACACAAGCAGAACAATTAGTTGAACTTCAAAATGGAGTGGCAACTACAACTTCATTGCAAGTAGCAGAAACGTTTGGCAAAAACCACGACAAGATTTTGCGAGATGTTAAGAAACAAATTAAAAAAATTGGCTCGCCAGATGTGGCGAACGAAATGTTTCAAGAAAAAGAATACGAAGTTCGAGGGCGAACTTACCCAATGTATCAAATGAACAAAGATGGTTTCACGTTACTTGTCATGAGCTATACAGATGATAAATCAATGCAATTCAAACTTCGCTACATTCAAGCATTTAACGAAATGCAAAAGCAACTTGATCAACAATCGTTGCCAATGACTACTGATGAAAAGATTGCGTTAATAGCGCAAGGTAACGTTGAGTTCCGAGAAGAACTAGATGAAGTAAAAGATAACGTTGATGACTTGAAAGACCGTTTCGGGTTGCCAGCAGCACAGGCTAAGTCGTTAGAACAATCACGCAAGAAACATATCGTTACGTTACTGGGTGGGTACGATTCCAATGCTTATCAACATATTAGTGGAAAGACATTCAAACAAATAGGAAGAGACTTTAAAGAACGTTTCAATATACCACGCTATGATTCATTGCCATTATCTAAATTTGATGAAGGCATGGACTACATCAAAACTTGGCTATTACCAACTAACCTTGCGTTAGAAGTACGTGAGCTTAACTCTCAAACAAAGTTAGATGTTTAGGTCGATTAACAATGAGAGTTTATGTAAATGAAAAACCAGATAATCCGCAGGAAGGGGACATCTGGTTTAGCAAAAATGACGTTATGTACAAATATATTGATGAACTCTGGATTATATTGGTCAGTCCTAGCGAGCGTGGCGAAGTTAATGAATCTCATGACGATTATCTGGACGACTTACAAAAGACTTCTGAAACTCATGTAGTAATTCCGCTGCTATGTCTGGGTATCCTAGTTTCTTTGACAGCTTTGATGCTTCTGTTAATGATTCTATGAGAATCAAATCAAACGCATTGGAAGCAGCAATTGCATTACTTTCATAGTTCTTGTAACCATCATTACCTATATAGAATAATTCGTCACTGCCCATAAGAAAATCGTAAATTTCTGTTCCTGCTTTTTGGGGTAAATATTTAATGTTTTTTCTAACTAAGTTTTGAATTCTGTTATCTACAGAAATATCTGGCCAATGTTTATGGGCATACACATAACTTCTAGTTACTCCATACCAAATTGAATCTAATTTATAGTGCGTTAAAAGAGTTAATAACGGGCCGTAATAATTCAGGTAGGCAGCTTCTTCATTTTCTAGCTTATGTTTTCTAGAAACTGAAAAATAATAAGCACAAGCAGCAGCAACAAACGGTGTAAATAGGGCTACACAAATCGTGATTATTTGAATTATCAATTTAATTAATTTTCCTTTCATTAGGACTAAGCAAATGAGCTAGTAAAACAATTATAGCAATAAAGAAAGAAGGAAATAACATGACTGAATATAAAATTCAATCTATCAATGATCCATATGGATTAGTCGACCAACTATTTGATGTCCTTGAAGAAACCGATAAGGAAGCCAAGCATGAACAGGCAAAAGAGTTCATGAATAGCTACTTAGATTATTTGAGTGATACAGGAGATTAGCTATGTCGAGACCAAAGCCAGAGATTCCCATTGAGCAACGCATTTGGTTAGATGGACCAACAGCAGCTGCATTACTGGGCTATGGAGAAGAAAAATTTCAAGAAATCAGGGAAGAAACTACGTTTGTAATGGCGGGCGTTGAAGTGAGAGATGGTAGGTTTTCTCAAAAATTACTGCGCAAGTGGGGCAACAGAGAAATATAGAAAGGAGATAGATATGAATTTCAGTGATATGAGTTTAGTGTTTCAAGCAATGTTGCTAATCATCAAATACATTGTATTGCCAGTGCTTGTGGTGAGTGGTGCACTTTGGTTGGTAATTGAGTACTGGGAAGCAATCAAGTATTGTTTGCGCATCAGTAGCCGAATAATCAGTTTGGCATTCTTGATGTTGGCTTGGTTAATCATCCGATTGATTGACGGCAAAGAAGCAGCAGAAAGGCGCTTCTAAATTAAATCGGGTCAACTGTCGTCAAAGGCTGGTGTGAATAAAAAATTTGCACGATTTCATATACACGCCAGTCGTTGCAGGCAGTTGACCTGAGAAATAAGAACAATAAAAAAAGTCTAAATATTGGAGTATTTAGACTTCTGGTAATTGAATTATCAACTGAAATTACCCTTTTATTCTAGCACGAAAGGAGCAACACATGCCAGAAGATTTAATTGACCCACCAAATGATGATGAGCCTTGGGGATATGACTTCGAGGGCGATGAGATTTATTTAGGTGATGAAGTAGTTGACGTTGAGGGAGTTAATGTTCCTATCGTCAAAGCAGCCGACTTCTTAGTGAGCAACTATGCAAAAGTAGATACGGAGGAATATAGGCATGGATGAATTACAAGCAATCGATACACACGTTGCAACAATTGTTACAACAGATGGCGAAATGGTGCCAGTTACACAATTAACAGTTAAAGATTTTGAGAATATGGACGATCGTACGCTTGAAGAAGTTAATTACCTTTTCAAGATTGCTGATAAAGCAAAGAAGGTAGCTAAGAAAGAGATAGACAAGCGCTTAGAAGCGGGTCATACATTTAGTCGGTACGTTCATAAAAATCGTAAATCTGATGAATTTGATGCAGATAACAACGATTTTAAAGCACAAATGATTTATAAATATGGTTATGATGCCGTACTAGTTAAAAGTCCTGCCAAGCTGAAAGAAAAGTTTGGTGATGTGATTAACGGTGATGTTGAACCACACATTGTGCATGGCACAAAGCCTTACGCCACTTGGGAATAATAATGAGGTGTCAAAATGACTGAAGAAAATACAACATATAGTGGGCTGTTTGAAGCTTTGTCAGCGCTACAAGATGCTATTGAGCAACCAAAAAAAGATGCAAGTAATCCAATGTTTAAATCATCATATGTCACGCTTGATGCAGTTATTGCATCAATCAATGCAGCTAAAAGAAAAGTGGGAGCTAAGATATTTTGGCACAACGAACCAAGAGAACGGGTTATGTGGACAGTAATTGACGGCTATGGTGAACGCTTAGAAATACAGGGCGCTCCTATTGCAGGAGATTTAGGCAATCGTGGTACTAACAGCGCACAAGCAGAAGGTTCAGCAGAGACATACGCTAGACGTTATTCGTTATCAATGGTGTTTGGCATTGCCAGTGATGTTGATGATGATGGTAATGCAGCGCCTAAAGGTCAACCAAAAGCACAACAAAAAACACAAAGCCAACCGAAAAATCAATTGAATTCAATGTTTGGTGGCGTATCAAAAGCGTTCAGAGACAAGAATGGCTTCACTGAAGAAGCAATGTATCAAGCAATTAGCCAACAATTTAATACAAACATTAATAGTTTCTACACGTTTAACAATCTAAATGATCAACAAAAGGAAGCAATTATTAATTGGCTGCGTGCAGGGATTAAGTAATGGATTTATGGGGACGAATTACAGCGGTCAAAGGTAATCAAATAGTGGTCTCACTAGAAAGCCAAGAAGAGTTAGCTAGTTTGTCCCTATTTACTACCGAGGAGCAACCGCAAGTTGTTGTGAACGTGCAAGATGAACGACATTTGAGTGTTTTGCAACGAAAAAAAGCATATGCCATTATCGGCGAAATTGCATCGTGGTCAGGCTATCTACCCGAGGAGCAAAAAGAGTGGATGAAGTATTTATTTACAGCTGAAACGGGCACACCACATTTTAGTTTTGCAAATACTGATATGACGACAGCCAGGCAATTCATCACGTTTCTACTGGAATATGCGCTTAAAAATCATGTGCCAATGACACACAGTGGACTGACTTATCAAGATGACTTAGATGCTTATATGTACCAGTCATTGAAATATCGGTCATGTGTGATTTGTGGCAAGCATGCAGATGTTCATCATCTTGACACTGTTGGCATGGGAAATGATAGAAATCTCGTTGATCACAGGCAAAAACATTTAATTGCTTTATGTCGTGAACATCATAAAGAAGCCCATCAATTAGGCTGGCCAACATTTAAAAATAGATATCACGTTAAAGGCATTAAGTTAGATGCTCAAACGTTAAATAGATTAGGAATAATGACATACAAGCGAATGGAGGAAATCGATGATAAACAACGTCGTACTAACTGGCAGACTAACTAAGGACATGGAAGTTAAGTATACAAATTCAGGTAAAGCGGTGGCTAGTTCATCGGTAGCTGTGCAACGACAATATAGCAACGCAAACGGTGAACACGAGAGTGATTTTATCAACTTTGTAATTTGGGGTAAGTCAGCCGAGAACATGGCTAATATGACTGCTAAAGGTTCAATGATTGGGCTGGAAGGTAGCATGCAAACACGCAGTTACGAAAACAACCAAGGTCAAAAAGTCTATGTCACAGAAGTAAACGTCCGAAACTTTAGTCTATTGGAAAGCAAGGAGCAAACCGAACAGCGCAAACAAGGTGGTCAAGGTAACTTCAGTCAAGGCAACAACTTTAATCAACCACATGGCAATTTCAATCAACAACAGGCTCAATCACAACAACAGGGCGGATTTAATCAACAACCACAGCAAGGTGCATATAGTCCTAAACAAATGTTTGGAACGCCTGAAAACTTTGAAAGTCAGTTACCATTTTAGGAGGATTATATGGCTCAAAGAAGAATGTTCAGTAAAAAAGTTACAGATACTGATGTATTTTTAGACATGCCATTATCTGCACAAGCACTATATTTTCATTTAAATATGCATGCTGACGATGATGGGTTTATTGGCAACATAAATACAATTAAGCGCATGGTTGGGGCTTCTCAAGACGATGAAAAGCTTTTAATTGCCAAACAGTTATTAATACCATTTGAAAATTCAGGTGTAGTAGTTATTCGTGATTGGCGCATTCATAACTATATTAGAAAAGATACTTATAACAAGACAATGTATACAACAGAGCTTGATAGATTAGGCATTGATGAAAACGGTAAATACAACGTCAATGACACGTCGACGGGACGTCCACGAATAGTAGACGATACGTTGACACAGGTAAGGGAAGGTAAGGTTAGTTTAGGTAAGAGTAAGGATAGGTTAGAGGTAGGTAAGGTAATAGGTACTACCACCGCCAACGTTCGCCAACAGTTATCTGATGCGATTGACAAAACTGGTTTCTCACTTGTGCTAACCCCCTTTCAAAATCAAAACCTTCTAGCTTATGTAGAACAAGATGGTATGGAGATTGGTGTTATTGAGAAAGCCCTAGAAGAGGCTTCTAACAATAATAAACGCAACTACAATTATGTTCGTGCAATCTTAGAAAACAAATTAAAAGAAGGTATCACGACAGTTGCTAAATGGGATGCAAGTAAACGTGATTTTCAAGAACGTAGAAATGCTAACCAAGTACCCAAAAATGAGGAAAGTGCTGAATGGGCACGAGAAATGGAAGAGCATTGGAAAGGTAACTAGTGTGATATGGGTAATTTATCAGAAGCTATGGAAAAATTACATGAATTTGCGCTATCAAAAGGTACTTTAAAAGCGATGCCTACCCAAGAAGAAATTGCAGAGAAAAAGCGATTGGAACACGATGCAATTATTAAAAGTTGGCAAGCGCAAGAGCGTGCTAAGTATTTCAAAGCTAGTCTTTGGGGTGATGAAGCAGAACGATCATTCACATTTCAAGATTGGCAACCAGTCATGCAAGGCGAAAATGAGCAGACAGCCAGAAACGTGGCTAATCAAGCGTATAAGGTCATGAAAGAGTTGGATGGGCAATTATTCAACGTCATGCTTTACGGCAAGGCAGGGACGGGGAAAACGTCCTTAGCGTTAGCGATTATCAGCGGGCTATCAGAAGAACGTTCAAAGATGTTTGTTTCGCTTGTTGAATGGCGAGACATGACCTATCAATCATTTCATGATGAAAAGCTGCAGCAGAAGTTAGCAGTGATTGAGAAATACATGCGTGAAGTCGATGTGCTGGTTCTTGATGATTTTGGGAAAGAAACGCAAAAGGAAGCCAAAGAAAAAGTAGCAGGCATGTTGTTTAGGTTGGCTGATGCTCGCAAGGGCAAAGCAACAATCATGACTTCAAATGATAACGCAGTCGCATTAGCTAATAAATATGACAATGCCACACTTTCTAGGTTGATTCCTAAGAACCCACAGCATGTGATTGCTATGAATAAATTAAGAGACGTCAGGGAGGTGTAGCAATGGACGAAGAAACGTTATACGAGCTGCATGCTCATGTATTTGGCGAAGATAGGTATTGGGGCGCCATGCCCTGGGAGCGCGTTGGCTATATGAAAAAGTATTTAGCTAGTGTTTATCCGATTTCGATTGATGACATCACGATAGTGAGGGCAAATTAATGGCTAAGTTAATCATTCCCTTAACAGCTTTCATTTTACCCATGAAAAAACAAGGCAAGATGCGAATGGTCAAGATGACATTAAACAATTGGATATTGATCCACGGAATGCGGGCAGGTCGTTTTATTGCTAACCAAAACAAGCACCGTATTCAAGCTGAAATTGTGCCGTTGGTTGATCAAGCAATGGTCGATGGTGTGACACCGATTGAGAGCAATACCAAATTTAAGTTCGATTGGTATTTTCCTGATAGGCGCACCGACTTAGATAACTGGACGTTCACGCACAAGTTTATTTTTGATGCTTTTCAGGCCAGTTCAGTACGTGGGCAAGTATTTATGCCCAACGATAATTTAAATTTCGTGGTGGCAATATATGACAATTTCAGAGGGGTTGATAAAGAACATCCCCGAGTTGAAATAGATTGGAGTAATAAAAATGATGAGTTCGAGAGTTAACATAAGTCCGACTGCTTACGAAGCACGTTATAAAAAGTTTGTTGAACTTTGGAATAGAGGGCTATCAAAAAAAGAAATAGCTAATGAACTGCATATTGGTGTTCACATTGTTAGTGGTGAAAATTACCAAAAACGCCTTGAAACCGCAAGCGGTATGTATGAACTACGTGAGAGTAAAGTCGATAATTTAAAGATAGATAGAACCAAAATGATGAATTTGGTTCATAAATTGGAACATCGATATCACGTTGGTGAGTTCATAAAGGACCAGTGTGGGCGTGGTTACACAATTAGATTTGATGATGCAACGATACCAAATGATGATCCTGATTTTATCAGATTACAGCAAGTGGTACACGCTAACCACTAGAACAACAGCCGAGGGTGAAAAGACTGAAAGCCTGTATGAAAATGACAGCTGAAGTGGTCGCAAGTGGAAACGATTTATACGAGTTGTTAAGCGCTTATCAAGGTAAGGCATATTAGATCATGAAAGTTAAATCATTGAGTGATCTGGAGTAATGGTAAAATATAAATTTAGTTAAACTTAATTGATTAGTTAACCTGTAAATTGTATTATGTAGTAAATAACTGTTTTAGAATAGGTGGATAAAATGAATAAAAACCCACTGGTGAAGCCATTTGTAAAATGGGCGGGCGGTAAACGACAGCTACTGCCACAAATTAACGAGAACACACCAAAGAATTTTAAGAAATATTATGAGCCATTTGTTGGTGGTGGAGCTGTTTTCTTAGACAAACAATTGAAAAAAGTAGTGATAAATGATTTTAATTCAGAGTTAACGAACGCTTATCAAGTAGTTAAAGACTCAAGTGAAGAACTCTTAAAATTATTAGAGACACATAGTGAAAATAATTCTAGTGACTATTATTATCAAGTTCGAGCTTGGGACCGCGACGGTACTCTAGAGACTAAAAGTGAAGTGGAACGTGCAGCAAGATTTATTTACCTAAACAAAACTGGGTTCAATGGCTTATTTAGAGTTAATAGTCATGGTCAAGTTAATGTTCCATATGGTAAATATAAAAATCCAGCAATTGTAAACGAAGCCGTAATTAGAGCTGTCTCAAAGTACTTACAAAAAAGTGACATCACGATTTTAAATGGTGATTATGGTGAATCATTGAAAGACGTTAAGAAAAACGACTTTGTATATTTGGATCCGCCTTATGCTGATGTAACTAACGATAAGAAAAGCTTTGTTGGTTATACACTAAACGGATTCGGAGATGAAGAACAAGAACGTTTGCGAGATGTATTTAAAGAATTAGACGCAAAGGGCGCGTATGTCATGATGTCTAATTCATCGACTTCTTACATTCACGAGCTATACAAAGAGTACAGTGAAACAACTAGAATTGTAAAAGCAAAAAGAGCCATTAACAGTAAAGCTAGTGGTCGAGGGGCAGTAGATGAGGTCTTGATTATGAATTATAAGATCTAATCTACTTGGTTAAGGGATATAAATATGGCTAAGAAAAAGAATTTAACAGAGGACGCTTGGGAAAAAATATTTGATGAATATAGAATTTTAGATAACTTGAAAAAAGACAAGATAGTTAAAATTGAAGCTACAGATATAAAAAAGTATAGAGAACCCAGGTTGATGACTAAATTTGATTCGGACAAAGCACGTCCTGAAATATTTAGGGAAAATAGTCTATCTATACTACCAGACACAAGAGGAACCTATGTTATTGGCAAGTTCGAGGCATATAGTGCATTGGAATATCAAGATGATGTAAAGCCAATATCTGTTAATATTCCAGAATATATTAGAACATTTGATGAATTTGATGTTACATCTGAGTCTGTAGCGTTAAATGTTGCACAAATGACTGGTATGATTGATACGGTTTTACAGAATAATGATGTGCAAATGTTCCCAGCTGCAGCGACTATTACCGGCAGGCTCAAAAGCGGTCCGTTTTCTTACTCAATAAATGTAAAAGATGACAATAACGGTAAGTACAATTTTTCTGTGAATAACAGTCAAGTAGAGATAGACGCTGGTTATGAAACTGGCGACAAGCTTGCAATTATTGAAGCTAAGAACCATATTCCTGAAAATTTTATGGTTAGGCAGCTATATTACCCATATCGAATCTTTGACAATTTAAATACTGATAAGAAGGTTATGCCAATATACTTTACGCACTCAGATGGTATATATGCATTTCATATTTTTGAATTTACTGACTTGAATAACTATTCAAGCATTAATAAAGTGCAGCAAATTAATTTTATTGTTGATCATTACTTGGATATATCTATCGAAGTTATCATGCAACTTGCAAAGGAAATTCCGATCGTAAAGTCGAATGATAACAATGTTCAGTTTCCACAAGCCGATAATTTTAACCGAGTATTAGATTTGCTTAACAAGGTAGATGGTACGACTACTGGAAATGAAGTGACTAAACTATATGAGTTTAACCGTCGACAAAGTAACTATTATATCAGTGCACTGATGTATATAGGATTATTACAAAAAGTTGAGGGCACCTATAAATATGAGTTGACTGAAATTGGTAGACAAATCAAGAGACTTCCAAACAGTAATTCTAGAAATATGCTAATTATAAGGCAACTACTTCAAGATGAGTGCATTAATATAGCATTTCAGGAATTTATTATGCACAGCGATATTGATAAAGATTGGGTCGCTAAGCTGTTATTAGATAGAGTGTCAACAGTTAACGAATCCACTGCAACCCGAAGAGCTGGAACCGTTATATCATGGATAAAATGGATCGTAAGTGTATCTGCATAATCGCAAAATGCATTGAATAATTCAAAGTAAATATTAAAATGATTAGCCGTTACAGAAATGTAGTAGCTTTTTATTTTGTCCAATGTATTCCATTTTAGAATACATAAAATAAATGTTATAATTATGGAATAGATAAAACATGAGAGAGGTGCGACATGGCTGACAAGTTGGATAAGGTATTGAGTGATTATTTTACAGGGCGATTAGATATGAACATTAATATGCGTAAACTAGAATTAAAATACAACGCTGATAGCGTGCCGGACGAGAATATCGGTGGTGGTCGTAAACAAAATGATTACAACAATCCGATTGAGTCAGCTATGATACGTGAAGAGAATGACCAATATTTAAAAGACTTACGTTATCAAAAGGAAATGATTGAGATGATGTTAAGCACAACACTAGATTGTCGTAAGCGTGTGCTAGTTGCCAAGTATAAATACAATGAAAAGTGGATAAAGATTTCACAAAAAGAACATGTTGATGAACGTACAGTTAGGGCGTGGCGAGATGATTTTAAAGAGGTGATTGGTGTTTGGCTAGGAAGCAGTGTCAGAACCATAACCCGATTTCGACCCACATTAGTTCCAGCTTAATACCGTTTCGAGCTAATAATAGGCGCATAATAGGTATTGTGGAAAGTTGGTTAGTTAGTCACACAGTCGTAAATTGACGCTTTGCTTAATATGCTAAAACAACAACGACTAACCAATGATTCATAGCAAGCGTGACAGAATAGGTCATGTTAGGTGCAAATCCTGACCGCTTGCATATAAGACACAAGGTTATCCAATCGGGTAGCCTTTTTATTCTGATATTCATATTTAAAAAAATGATTTCATTTATAAATTTTGCTTTGAAAAAATTACTGTATATAAGAGGTGTAGTAATTTCTCTTGGTTATGAAATTGCAACTAGTGAAATAGCGTCATGCTATAATTATGTATATTTAAGGTGATTTTTTTACAAAGGGACTTTATTGGTAATTTTGAAAGGAGTGAGAAAATGTTCAGAGAAACGTCTTACAGATTTAGGATTTCTTACTATCTTTCTTGTTTAATAATTCCTGTTAGTTTGTTGATAATGTTTATTGCTATTTCTAGTGTGGAAAAAGTAAATTTAAAACTTGATTTTATATTCCAAAATTTTTTTACAATTAAAAAATTAACTTTTTATACATTACTGTTATTATTGTTAATTTGTGTTTGCAGTCTTGTTTATGTAAAAAAAGTTTTAAAGCAGAGATTAAATTTTTCAAGAGGGCAATCACATAAATTTATAATAGAAAATACGTTTAACCCTGGTTTTAGAGACTTCTTACTAAGTTGTTTACTGCCATTGATGTCAACTTTTTCGTTTGACGATTCTCCTTTGGCATCAATAACAATGTTTTATTTTTTATTAATCATGATGTTTTTCTTTTATACAAATTCAAGTGATTTTTTTCCAAATCTACCTTTATCTATTGCTGGATATACCGTATTTATAGCCAAAGAAGTACAAACTAATGGGAATATTGAACAACACTCAACCTATGTTTTTGGTAAAACAAAAAATATTTCAAACAATGTGTATAGTACTCAAAATGTTATTTATCTAGAGAAGTCTAGTGATGTAACTAAAAAAATTGGTATAATGAATGAAAAAGGTTAGGTTTTTTAAATGTCTGATGTAAGAGAAAATAAATACTCGTTACGTAGTGCTTACGTTTTTAAATGTGACAAAAATAATTTTAATATTAAAAAAATTAATTTGAATGATGATGATTTAGGCAAATTAGAAAACTTTATTGGCACTATTAATGTTGACCGTATTAAAGAATTAGATAGAGAAAGTCTTAATACTTCTAATAAATATAAAATTTCTGACGACGCTGAAGATAGTTATCAACGAACAGTCATGAAAAGCTTAATGGAAATGTTAAATTATGATACAAACATTCCTATTCTGCAATCATTCTCAGAATTGTTTGACAGCAATAATTTATTATATACTTCAATTGTATATTTTTATAAAGCTTCAGAAGGTGATGTTAGCAAAGAAGATAATCTTGAACATACTCGTTTATATGTTTATCAACTTAAAAAGAGTGGGATACTAAAAAACAAGCTAAATATGTTTAAACGAGTGAAGACTGATCCAATAGAAAATAATGATATGATGTCTATCATATCAATTGATGAAGGTTTTAGTTTACCATTTGAAGAACATGATTCGGTGGCTACTTTTACAGAAAAACAATTATCAGAGACTGAAAAAATTATTACTATTAATGTTTTAAATGCAAGTAAATTTGATGAAATATTTGATACGAGGGAAACGCAGGCAGTCTATGCTAGTCATGTTTTAGAGAAGTTTCTAAATGGCAATTTAACATTGAGTAGTAATAACCTCAGAATTGAGCTTGGTAACAAAGTTAATAAGGAAGATATACTTTCAGAGGTAACTGCTGACGATCAATTATTAAAGGCTTTTTCTTCGTTTAAGGGTACGCAAAGAAGTACTATTCAACAAACCTCAAAAGAAGAAATTTCTGATGTATTTAATTATTTGCGTGAACGCATCAAAGTTGATGCTGATTTATTATTCTCAAATGAAGATATACCGACTATTAATAATGATAAAATTATTTTGACAAAAAGGTCTGTTAAAATCTTTACAGCTCTTCTAGAAAATAAAATTATCGAAAAACTATTAAATAAAAATATAGTTATACCCTATTTTGAATAAATGGATATTTTGTAAGAAATGGCACTTAATATTTGAAGACAACGATTATTAAATCGCTGTCTTTTTATTTTGCACTGAAAAGGAGTACGACATGTAGATGAGTAGCCAATGGTATCAGAAGATCAGATTATCGGCACGATTGATAATAAGAAACGCAAGGAAGAACAAAAGGAAAAAGGTAAAAACAATGTTTAATAATAAAAGAATGAATCTTATAGAATTACGCTTTAATCGTTTTTTGACAATCAACAAAAAGCAACAAAGAGATATTGAAGAACTTGGACATGAAGTTGCTAAACTGCAATCAGAGAACAATGCATTGCATGCTGAATTGACTACATTGAAAGCTGGTAAACAACCGAAAGCAGCAGACAACATGCCAGAGATTGTGTCGGGTACAGATTATTATCGCATGACTTTTAGAGATGAAAATGGGGAAATTAAAACGCAAGTAGAAGTAACACCAGACAGAGTGATTGCTACAGCAAATAAAATTACTTTAAACGGTGCAGACGTTTCTAATACGCAGATATAAGCAGTAACAAATGGCAAGCAAAAGAAAAAGCGAGGTGGGTGATATGTGATGAAACTGACGGAAAAACAAAAGCGCTTTGCAGATGAATACATCAAGTCAGGTAATGCTACGCAGGCAGCGATTAAAGCAGGTTATAGTAAGAAGACAGCTACAATAGTGGCGTCACAAAACTTAACAAAACTTAATGTTAAAAACTACATAGACGAGCGTATGCAAACCATTGAAAATAACCGCATTATGACCGCCAAAGAAGCCGTTGAATTCCTAACTAGTGTAGTTAGAGGTGACGTGAAAGAAACGGTTGTTATCGGCACGCCGATGGGTGCTGAAGAGGTTGAGAAAGAGCCTGATGTTAAAACACGAATAAGCGCAGCCAAAGAGATATTGAAACGCTATCCGGACAACGACAAGGTAATGGAACAACAATTGCGCAAGCTGACTGCTGAAGCTGATATGGCAGAAAAGAAAGTTGAATTACTTAATGGTGGTAATGGCGAAGTCACGATCAATATTGAACCATTTAAGGAGGATATCTAATGACAACAGTTGATTGGAAACTTCCCGAAATGGTAAGTGGGGCATATGCACCATTGTTCAGTAGTAAGATGCGTTACATAGCCTACAAGGGCAGCCGTGGTAGTGGTAAAAGTGAGGCAACAGCGACTAAAGTTATTTATGATATTGTTACGAAACCTTATGTTAATTGGTTGGTGTTGAGGCGATACGCAAATACTAATCGGCAAAGTACATTTACCTTGTTGCAAAAAGTTGCTAATCGTATGGGTGTTGGTAATCTATTCCAATTCAATGGATCGTTGCCCGAGATAACTTATAAGCCGACAGGGCAAAAGATATTGTTTCGTGGCGCCGATAAACCACTATCAATTACATCTATTTCGGTTGAAACGGGCAACTTATGCAGATTGTGGGTAGAAGAAAGCTATCAGTTAGAACTGGAAGAGGCTTTTAATACAGTTGATGAGTCAATGCGTGGAATTATCAATGATCCAAATGGCTTTTATCAAACAGTATTAACCTTTAATCCATGGAATGAACACCATTGGCTTAAGAGACGTTTCTTTGATGAAAAGACAAAGGTAGCTAATTCGCTGTCGTTAACAACGACTTACAAAGATAACCCATTCTTAGACCAAGACTATGTTAATAGCTTGTTAGAAATGACTAAGCGTAACCCAAGACGTGCTAGAGTAGCTGTTTATGGCGACTGGGGTATTGCTGAAGGGCTTATTTATGAAAATACAGTGGTTGAACAATTTGATATTAAAGAAGTAATTAAAGGTGCTCATGTGGTGCGTGGTATGGACTGGGGCTTTGGTCCTGACCCAACAGCATTTATTGAATTGGCGGTGAATACTAAGACTAAAGATGTTTACATATTCAACGAAATGTACAAGCAACATATGCTAACCAACGACATATTGAAGTGGCTATTAAACAATGGTTATCAACGTGCTGAGATTAGAGCTGATTATGCCAGTGGTGGTGACCGTATGATACAGGAGTTACGCAACAAAGGTATTCCTCATATGACAAGAGCACATAAATACGAAATCTTATTTGGTGTTACTTATTTACAAGACTTTAAGATACATGTATTGCCTAAGTGCCAACATACTATCAAAGAATTGAACGCTTATGTTTATGACAAAAATAAGCAAGGCGAATGGATAAGTAAACCTGTTGATAGGGATAACCATTTAATGGACTCAATGAGATACGCCGTTGAACCATTGATTATGTCACGCAAGAGCACGACAGACAGAATGGAAGCATTTAAACAATTAGGATTAGGGAGGTGAGTAAATGACTGATTTCTTACAAAGCACAAGATTTAACCAATACGCAAATGACGTATTTAAGATGTCAGCTGATGAATTCGAAAGTATTGATGATTTAAGCGGAGAACGTTTTACAGCACGTTTGCATGATTTTATTAATACGTTTCTGCGCAATCAGTTGCCACGTTTGCAAGAGCTTAAACGCTACTATTTAGCGGATAACAACATCAAACAGCGTGACACTGGCAGAGATAAAAATAGAGCTGATAATCGTATTGCTAGTGATTGGGCAAAATACATCACAGTGTTCATGCAAGGTTATATGTTGGGTAATCCCATTCAGTACAACAGTGATGATAAATTACTTGAAAAGATTGAAGATTTTTCAAAACAGAATGGTGCTGATTATCACGATGGTTTGATTGAAACCGATTTAAGTATCTATGGCCGAGCTTATGAACTGGTTTATACAGATAGTGATGCACAGGAACGTATCACTAAGTTAGCACCAGAACAAACCTTTGTTGTTTATGATGATACGATTGCTGAAAACTCATTGTTTGGTGTTCGTTTTTACCAGATTAAATACAGTGAAACTGAAATCAACAGCTTTGTTGAAGTATACACTGCAAATAATGTTTACTACTTCAAATCAGAAACAAGCGCATACGACAACATAAAGTTGATTAATGTTGCTGAACATATGTTTAACGGTGTGCCGATTAATGAATATAAGAACAACGAAGAACGCTTAGGCGATTTCGAGAGTATATTAGACGGCATTGATGCCTATGATTTGTCACAATCAGAATTAGCTAACTTCCAACAGGATATGAATGATGCTTATTTGGTCATTAAAGGTAACCCAGCCACTGGAACTGCAGAACCTGAATATGTCACGGATGAAAATGGCGAAGTTAAGTTAGATCAATACGATAACCCAATTCCAAATGACAATTCATCAAGCGATGTCATGAATAAAATGTTAAAGGCACGCTTGTTGGTATTGGATAATAATAGCGACCCTGATGGTGTTAACCCTGACGCTTATTATTTGACTAAGTCATACGATACGACTGGCGCAGAAGCTTATAAGAAGCGTTTAGTTGATGATATTTTACGGTTCACATTCACACCTGATACGAATGACCAGAACTTCGCTGGTACACAATCAGGCGAGAGTATGAAGTACAAGTTAATGGGTAATGATAATCTACGTAAGACTAAGGAACGCTTGTTAACGCGTGGTATCATGCGCAGGTTGCGTTTATTAGGTAACGTTTGGAGCATTAAGAACAGTGTTGCTACTATTGGCAGACAAGAAGGTTTGTATGACAGAATTAATGATGTCCAAGTACAATTCACGCCTAACGTTCCCCAGAATGACGAGGAGCGCATTTCACAGCTTAAAGAATTATATGGCATCATCAGTGATGAAACACTATTCAACTTGTTAGAGACGTTCACAGGCATTGACGCAGAAACTGAAATGCAACGCTTAGCTGATGAAAAGGCGAAAGCAGCAGATGAATTTTCAGAACAGCAAGATGCTTATCCTGATTTAAAGTCTGATGATGGTGATGCGGATGAAGAACAATGATTATTGGAATAAACGCACGCAAGAAATCATGGCGCAACTCGACAAGGATGACCCTGAATTAACTAACGCTGTGTTAGGTGAGTATAAGCAAGCGGCCAAAGATATTGATAAAAAAATATACGATTTCTATGACACATATGCTAAAGATAACAAGCTAAGTTATCAAGAAGCTATGAAGCGTGTCCGAGACGTTGATATGAGCGATTATGTTAAACGCGCTAATGCTTATCGCAAAGCGAATAAGAAGAACCCAGAATTGCTTAGACGGCTGAATGCGCAATATATGTCATCAAAAATTAGTCGATTGGAATTGTTGAAGTTAGAGATTGAGTTTCGCATGTTGCAAGCTAGCAATGAACAAGTTGGGTCATTTACCGATTATTTGAAGAATGAGAGTGCTTATGTATATGGGGCATTAGTTGCGGGTAACGCTATTAAAACGCTAAATAATCGTGAAATTGAAAACATTCTTAATATGGAATGGAGCGGTGCTAACTACTCATCAAGGATTTGGCGTAATAATGATGCGTTGGCTAATAAATTGAAAGATGAGTTAGTTAAGTCGGCGATTAACGGCAATAACCCAGTTGTTACGGCTAGACGATTGCGAAAGATATTTGATAGCACAAGAGCCAACACAGAACGCTTAGTTCGAACTGAAAGCACCTATGTTGCTAATTCAACAACAGCTAAACGCTATGAAGAGATGGGCGTTGAAGAATATGAGTTTATGGCAGTGCTTGATAATCGTACCTCTACGATTTGTCGTGAAATGAACGGCGAGACATTTAAACTTAAAGACTTCCAACCAGGAACAAACGCACCAGCGATGCACCCTAATTGCAGAAGTACAATAGTGCCGTCAACCAAAGACTTAACGAAGTACAACAAATACTTAGATCCAGATATGATAGATGATTTAGCAGATTAAGCACTGACATTAAGTTGTTAGTGCTTTTGTTTTGACCTGAACACGTCATTAAACTGTTTGAACAAAGCGTATATGGGCTGTTGTTTAGTCGTGTGTGGGTTAATTCGTGCATGGGTCATTGATGAGCAATAAGCGTATATGGACTAAAAGGAGTGATTATTATGGCAGAAGGAAACCAAGATGTTGAACTAAATCAAGGGCAAGAGCCTAAAGAACCAGAAGGCAAGACGTACACGCAAAGTGAGCTAGATTCTATGCTTGATAAGCATGCTGCTAAAGCTTTAGAAACTGCTAAGCAAAAGTGGGACGAAGAGAAGCAAGCAGAGATTTCAAAGGCTGAACAACTTGCTAAGATGTCGGCTGCTGAACGCAAAGCCGAGGAAGATAAAGCTAAGCAAGAAGCTATGAACGAACGTGAAAAAGAACTTAATATGCGTGAATATCGCTATGAAGCACGCCACCAATTGGAAGATAACGGTTTGTCTGTTGATTTTGTCGACATGGTTATGGCTGATGATGCTGAAACAACTAAAAACAATATTGCTGCTTTGAAATCGCAATTCGACAAAGCAGTAGAAGCAAGTGTAACGGAAAAAATGAAAGGGAATACGCCTAAAGCGGGAGCTACTGCAGAAAGTAACTCATTGAAAGATGCTTTAGGACTATAAAGGAGATACAAACATGGCATTTAATTACATTACAAAAGATGAAGGTTTATTTGACCAAAAAATTAATCAAGGGCTATTGACAGCTGCGTTGGGAGTGCCTGATGTGCAATTAGTTAATGGTGGACGTTCATTTACATTGACGACACTATCAACATCAGGATTGAAGCCACATACTCGTAACAAGGGATTTAACGCTGGATCAGCAGAGAACGAAAAGAAAGTCTACACCATGGGCCAAGACCGTGATATCGAGTTCTATGTTGACACACAAGATGTTGATGAAACCAACCAAGATTTGGCAGTTGGTAACATCTCAAAGGTGTTTATTCAAGATCATGTACAACCCGAAATTGATGCATACCGTTTCTCAACATTGGCAAAAGGAGCGGGACACTCAACTACTGAAACATTGACGGTTGATAATGTGTACACGCAATTAAAGGCTGCGTTGCTACCAGTACGTAAGTTTGGTGCACAAAATATCATTGGTTTCGTATCATCAGAAGTAATGGACTTCTTGGAACGCTCAAAGGAGTTCACACGTTCAATTACTAATCAAAATGTAGGACAAACTGCATTAGAATCTCGTGTGACATCCATTGATGGTGTGCAACTAGTAGAAGTTTGGGACGACACACGTTTCAAGTCAGCATATAACTTTGCGGATGGTTATGCACCAACAGAAGATGCAGTAGATATCAACTTCATCCTAGTTGCTAAGCAAGCTGTTATTCCTGTTGTTAAGGAGAATGCAATCTTCTTATTTGCGCCAGGACAACACACTCAAGGTGATGGCTACCTATACCAAAACCGTTTGTATCACGACTTGTTTATCAAGGAACAACAAAAAGACGGTGTGTCAGTGTCTTTAAAGGGGTAGTCGTGCCAGAGGTTGACAGTATTGACACGACTGCCACTACGGCAACTATCAATTTAAAGTAGAAAGGAGGTAACATGGCTCAAACATTTGATTTATACAAAGATGGCAAGGTTGAACAAGCTGGTTTTGAGGAACCTATCAAAATTACTGGTTTAACCCCTAACACGCAATACGATAAATATGCGTTAGCTTTTGAAGGTAGATCTGATAAGACAGCATTGTCATTTAAAACAGCGGTACAGGCTATTACTGGTGTATCACTAGATAAAAGTACATTAGCACTTGAAACTGGTGCCACAGCTACTGTTAAAGCGACTGTTGCTCCAGCTGATGCAACTGATAAGGCGTATACGTTCAGTTCAGCTGATACGGCGATTGCTACAGTTGATAACAACGGTAAGATTACCGCAGTTAAAGCTGGAACAGTTGATATTACAGTTAAGACACACGACGGTGGTAAGACTGCAAAGGTTACGGTTACAATTACCGATCCAGCATAGACGACAGCTTATATCTGTTCGAATGGGGTGAAAAGCCCATTAGGAGACGTATATGGATGATTTAATGAAAATTAAGTTGTTGTTGCTAATTGATGATAACAAGCAAGATGAGTTGTTGAAATTGATTAAGGAAGAAACAGAAGCACGCTTAATCAGCTATATGAACCAAGACGGTGGCATCTTAAAGGGTGTGCCAGATAATTTGTCATGGATAGTCAGAGAGCTTGTTGTGCGCCGTTACAATCGTATTGGAGACGAAGGCAAGAAATCATCAACTGAAAGTGACGTAACGGCAACGTGGGACACTGATGACCTAGCAGAGTACATTATCTATTTGGATAAGCACCGCAAAAAGATTGGTGGCAATGGTATAACGAGGTTTTACTAATGAGATACAATGATCGCGTTAAAATCGTTACAACGACTGAAGATGATGAGTGGGGTGATACGACATCCACAACTTCTGATTGGCTAGCATGTCGCATTACTGGTCTATCAACGCAAATGAACATGAATGTGTTTGGTAAATACACTTCTAATGCGCTTGCTGTGCATTTTAAAAACAAAGTGGCAAAAGTGGATTATGTGTTGATTGATGACGTGAAGCGCAAGCCAAAAGCTGTTTTACAGGCACGTAAGAATACAGTTGTCATAGTTCAGGCGGTGTGAATATGGGAAAAGGCGTTGTAATTAAATTTGACGGTTTAGATGATTTGTTAAAGCGTATCGAAAAACAACCTGCAAACGTTAGATCAGAAGCTAGCAATATCATTCAAAATACAGCATTACGTGTTGAAAAACGTGCTAAAGCAAATGCACCAGTTGATACTGGTTATTTGAAACAACATATCACAGCAGAAAAGACGGGTGAGCTAAGTGCTGACGTTACATCGTTAGCTGAATATTCAATTTACAACGAATTTGGTACACGGAAAATGGCAGCACATCCTTATATGAGACCTGCGCTTAATCAGGAACAACCGTTCATTTATAAGAAGCTAGACAACTTAATAAAGAAAGGGTTGCTATGAGCCCAATGATGAGCCTAATTACAACAATTAGGGACAGTTTAAAAGTCACTGGTATTCCAATTAAATCGAGATTACCAGACGATACAGTACCCGAGCCGTTTATCGTAATTGGCACACATTTTGAAGATGATAGCCAATCAGGTAAAACGGGTAAGGTTACAACGACAGAGTTACAGATTGACATGTTTTATGCTATCGATAATCGAGCTGCATTAGAAAGTACAATCTTTGATGTAAGAAATTTAATTTATAACAGTACACGTAAAATCACACGAGTAACAGCCAATACCGTAACTGATGATTCAGTTGGTAGAGATGTCTTTCATGTGATTTTTTTAGTGTCAGCATATTTGTAAGGAGAAATAATTATGGCATATGTAGATAATGGCGTGGAAATGGTTACTGCTAACCCAACGCTTGCTAAAAATATTTGGTATTTCATTCAATCAGTAGATGCACCGGTTGGAAGTAAGGCAGTGTTCCCGTCGTGGCAAACGGAAGGTGATACCACGTATGGTGGTGACTCAATCGATGAGCAAACTAAGATGGGGCGCATTGTTATGCCTTCAACAAATGAGGACTCAATTGAGCTAACAACCTATGTAGCACCGGGCGACAAGGCGATTGACATCATCAAGAAAGCTAAGCATGACGGAAAGTTAGTTAAGGTTTGGCGAGTAGTTGTTGATGAACGCTACGCAACAGAAGAAAAAGACGGTGAAGATACACACCAAGTATTCCCTGCTGAATTTGGCTATGGATCAGTTGATGAACTTGAATTGTCAGACGGCGACGATTTAGTTGAAGCAGATTACACGTTGAACATCCAAGGAAAGCTAGTTGACGGTACATTTCCACTTGATGCCCAACAACTAGCAGCACTTGAAGCAGTTGCTAAGTACGAACGCCCTGGTGAAACTACTGGTGAACCTGGTGCGAGTAGCAACTAAGCCGAGTATCAGATCAATAACAACCGATACTACTACAGCTAAAATAATTGCAAAATAATAGGGCATTAAGCCCGCATACATAAAAGGGGAATAACAAGATGCAAGTAACGATTAACGGTAAAACAAATGAATTGAAATTTAATTATAGAGCCTTATTTAAAGTAAATGCAGAGTTTAGTTCTCTCAATGAAAAAGGCAACCGCTTAAAAGATGGTGCATTGAACTTATTTAATCGAGTGCTAACAAATGACATTACTGTCATTCCTGATTTGGTCAAGGTTACAGGTAACTTTGGCAAGCTATCAGATGATGAATTGTTTGATGCAATTGAAGAATTAACCAACGGTGGTGATGCCATTGAACAAGTGATGTCTGATTTGAAAGACGAGATGAAAAACAGCGGTTTTTTCAACCAGTCAATCAGCGCACAGGTCAAGCAATCGGAGGAATTTATGCCACAAATGGAAGCAATGGCAAAGAGCGACCAACAAATGAAGATGCAACTACCAGCAATCAAGAAGCTGACAGCATTAGTGAAAGAAAATCTTTAATTGAAACATGCGCCCGATTTGGTATTTATGATATTGATTGGGCGTTTTCGTTATATAAATGGGAGCTTGATGCAGTGCTCAAAGGTAAACAAATGGCATTGATTGATGAGCGTGAACGATTAGCTGTATTAGCCAACAGCATTGCTTACTTCTCAAATGCAAAGAAACCTAAGTTCAAAAAAGTGTTTGATCGTGCAAAAGAAGAGCGGGCACTCAATGATGCATACGAGAGTAATTTACAAGAAAACACCAACGCTAAGCGACTTGAATTACACAAGCAACTTGCTGATGCGTTTGGAGAAAGGAGTTAATATATGGCAAATGTAGGTTCAGTTATTGCACGTATTAGCGCTGACATATCTGGTTATACTAGCGCGATGAGTAGAGTTGCTAGTTCATCTAAATCTGCAATGGGTAGCGCAGCAGGTACAACATCAAAGTTATCTAATGCTACTGGTGCAGTATCTAGCTTTATTGCTAGCCGTTTCCCGAGAGCTTATTCAGTTGCTCAATCAGCTGGTGGCAAGTTCGGACAGTCTGTAATGAAAGATTATCGGAATATGCAAAACGGTGGTAAAGCAACGGGTAGTTCTGTTGTTGGAATGGCAGCTAAGTTTGGTGCTTTAGTAGCCAGTGGTGACATTATTAAAAGTGCTGCCAGTCGTGTTGATACATTAAATAACTCAACTAGAACGTTCAATAATATGGGATTTAAAACATCTGATGTTAATAGTGCAATGCAGGGACTGCAAAAGTCTATTCGAGGGCTACCGACACCATTGAATGATGCTGTTAGTGGCGTACAGCTATTTGCTGCTTCTACTGGTGATGTTAAGTTGGCACAAAAAGTTTGGTCAGGTGTTAATGATGCTGTACTTGGTTTTGGTGGGACAGCTAATCAAGCACAAGAAGCAACTGTTCAGTTATCTCAAGCTTTCGCAAACGGTAAAATTGATGCACAAACTTGGAATTCAATGATTAACGACGGAATGGGTCCAGCCTTAAAGGGACTATCGAAGCAAATGGGTATTAGTATGGGTGACTTAAAGAGTGGCTTGTCTGATGGCTCAATATCGGTTGAAGATTTCCAACAAGGGTTAATCAATTTGGATACTAAAGGTGGCGGTGGCATGAAGTCGCTATCTAAGATTGCTAAGGACAGTGCAGCTGGAATCGGAACAGGGTTCACCAATATGAAAACGGCAATCGTTCGTGGTGTTGGTAACGTGTTAGATGCTTTCGGTTCTGCTAATATTTCAGGCTTTATATCTGGTATTGGAACGGCGCTAGAAGGTGCAGCTAATGCACTAGTACCTTTTGCTTCAGCATTAGGAAACGCTGTTACATGGTTAGGCCAATTGAATGCTAAAACTGGTGTTATTTCGTCGCTAGCTGTTGGAATTGGTGCAATAGTCGGTGTTTACGGAGCGTACGTTGCAATTATGAAAGTTGCTACTGCTGTTCAAATAGCATACAATGCCGTGCTTAATATGAACCCATACGTGGCAATTATTTCAGCCATCATCGGTGTTGTTGCTGCATTAGTTTATTTCTTTACGCAAACCAAAATGGGACAGCAAGTTTGGCAAACGTTCACCACATTCTTAAGCACGGCATGGCAAGCTACTAAAGCACTTGCAGTAAGTATTTGGACTGGGCTTGCCACGTTCTTTTCAACTTTGTGGACTGGTATTGTAACAGGTGCAACAACTGCATGGACTGGCATTCAAACATTCTTAACGAGCATATGGAACGGCATTAAAGCAGTTGCTACAGCAATCTGGAATGGACTTGTTGCGTTCTTTAGTACTATTTGGACTGGCGTGACAAGCGTAATTACTTCAGTATGGACTGGAATATCTACTTTTTTGTCGACTATATGGAATGGTATTGTTTCGGTTGCAACGGCTGTTTGGAATGCAATAAAAACAGCAATAACAACGGCTGTCAATGCAGTTAAACCAATCGTCACTTCTGTATGGAATGGCATTAAAAGCATAACGAGTTCAGTTTGGAACGCAATTAAATCAGTTACAAGTTCAGTTTGGAATGGTATTAAATCAACTATTTCATCAGTTGTTAAATCAGTTAAATCTGTTGTTTCGTCAGTATGGAACGCCATTAAGAGCGTTACTAGCTCAACGTGGAATAGTATTAAAAGTTTAACCAGTTCGGTCTGGAACGGCATTAAATCAGTTGTCTCAAGTGTCGTTAATGCCGTTAAATCAGTTGTAACTAGCGTTTGGAACGCTATTAAGTCAGTAACAAGTTCTACTTGGAATGCGATTAAATCAGTTATTTCAAGTGGTATCAATGCTGCGAAGTCTGTTGTTTCATCAGCTGTTAATGGCATGAAGGCGGCAGCTGTTGGCGCATGGAACGCTATGAAAGCGGCAGCTAGTCGTGTCGTTGACGGCATTAAGACTGCTTTTCACGCATTAACGAATATTAACTTAGGCGCAGCAGGACAAGCGATTATGAACAGTTTCTTGGGCGGTTTAACAGCAGCATGGGGAAAAGTTAAAAGTTTCGTTGGTGGAATCGGTTCTTGGATTAAAAAGCACAAAGGACCAATTAGTTATGACCGTCGCTTACTTATTCCAGCTGGTAAAGCCATCATGGGTGGCTTTGGAAATTCGTTGAATGCCAACTTTGCGAGTGTTCAACGTGATGTTGTTGGATATGCCAGTGCGATTGCAGATCAATTTGATGACCAAAAGTACGAAGCCAATGCACGATTGACTGCAAGCAGTTCAGCAGTTGCAGGTAGGATTAACGGCAGTTTGGAAACGTTAGATGATGACGTTAAAGAACAAGCAGCACAATCACCTGTATTTGAAGTTTATAACGAAATTGTAGGCGATAAGATTACCACAACAGTTAACAGCAAAAATGCAAGACGTCAATCAATGACACAATTCATGAATGGAGGTATGTAATGGACTTATTAGTTAATAACGGCAGTCTGAACGTCAAATTAAGTAGTAAGAATATTCTTACAACTGACATTGATGAGAGTATGCCTAGTTTGACACCAAACACGCTATCGTTTAAAGGACGTAACGGCAAGTTAAGCTTTGGTAGTGATTACGACGAAAAGAAACTAACGTACACAGGATACTTAACGGCAACTAGTCAATCTGATTATGAAACAAAGCGTAATCAGTTATACCAGTTGTTTAATAGCACGAATCCGTTTTATATTACACCTATCTATTCAGATGATGAGATGTATGGTTTTGAGCGACCTGGTCAAACTAAGGGGGATAAGATAGGTCAATCTGGTGGTTCAGAAAGTATTAAGCGCTTCTATGTGATATTAGAAGATACTTTCCAGCCAGAGTTTCAAGGGTTAATTGGTGGTAAGCAACTATACAAGTTGAGCATTAACTTCGTTACAGCTGTTCTGCCATTTGGTGAGAGCAAACCAAAGACAGCTACTATTACTGATAAAATCGCATACCAAGGCACTGTACCAGCTTCACAGTTGGAAGTGCCTTTTTATGTGCAGTTTAAAGCGGATGAAGTAGCAACTAATCTAACCCTTAAAATCGGCAATCGTACCTGGACTTACCGTGGTCCTGTCGCAGTTGGAGATACATTCAAGATAGGAGGTGTTTATAATTTGAAAAATAGCTTAAATGTTAATGACGATACGAACGCTGAATATTTTGTGTTAGATCCGTTTAATGGCAATAGCGTTACGTGTTCAGTAAAAGGCACGATTGAAATACACAATTACAAGGAGCTTTACTTATGATTAAATTTAAAAATATCAATGGTGATGTGTTCCTTGCAGTTGGCTCAGTCAAACGTAAGAGTGCGCTGAATGGCGAGAAATCACTATCAGCCACAATTACGCAAGGGGATGATGTACTTAACAAGATTGACAAAGGTTGGTCGTTGGAATTCGATAACGAGCCTTATGTGGTAACTTATTTTGAACGCAACGACAATAACAACACTGTTGAGATTGATGCTATTCACAAATTCTTTTGGGATATGACTAAGAGCGTTTTATACAACAGTTACTCAAATAGTCACGTTGCTAGGTTTTATTTAGATGAAATCTTTAAAGACACTGGTTACACCTACGCTTTGAATTTCGACCCCAAAGCATTTGAAAAAGAAAACTGGGGGATGAAAAATAAGCTTGGCTTATTCAATGATGCAATCAGTTCAATGGGTGCTGAATTCGAGATTAATGGCACGCTTATTTCAATCTTCAAGAACGTTGGTAGTGATTTGTCTACCATTGTACGGCATGGGTTTAACTTGTCAGATATGACCTTGGAAAACGACAATACCAATTTCGCTACATATGGCGAAGGATTTGGTGCTTATGATGATAAGGAAAATCAAAAGGGGCCACGTCTACACGTCACGTATACCAGTCCATTAGCTAAGGCTTTTGGTAAGCTACATGCTGAACCAATCGTTGATGAGCGCTACACAGTGAAAGATAACTTGCTATCAGCTGTTAAGGATAAGGTTGATAGCAGTTTTGCTGTATCAGTTAAACTATCGTTATACGATCTAACTGCTGCAGGTTACCCATACAAAATGGCAAACGTTGGTGATTGGTTGCTAGCAGTTGATGAAAATTTAGATTTCAAGCAAAAGATACGTATTATCAGTGTAGATGACGAGTTCGCAGAAGATGGCACACGAATTTCTTACACAGTTACATGTGGCGATGTTGGCGTCGCCAAGAAGTATCAAGATACCAATGCAAGTTTAAGTCAGAAAGTACAAAGCGCTTACGATAATGCGCAAGCTGCTAAAGAGTCAGCAATTCAAGCTGTTATTTCATCTACTGGTAAGAATACAAATTACTGGTTTGATAGTGTCGACGAGATGAATGCTTTTCAAGGTAACGAAGGAGATTTAGCATTTGTTCAAATTGGTGACGGCCAAGCGATGTATGTTTACACCAAAATGCCCGATAGCTCGTTTAAGTGGGTAAAGCGCTTAGACCCTGATACTGGTGAACAGATTGCTGCAGGTGTTGAAGAAGCTATCTCAACGGCTAACAAGCACACCGATGAACTCAATGAGAAACAAGCTAGTGAAGCAGCTGCATTTCAATCGGAAGCTAATATTGCATTAAGCAGTGCAGCTGTTGAACGTGCCGATATGTTTAAGCAATCAACTAGCATGGCAACAAGTGCAGCAACGCACGCAGATAGCATGGCTAACAGTGCAGCAGCATATGGTAAAGCACAAGCAGCTAGTGCGTTAAGTAGCGCTAATAGTGCATTGACAACGGCTAAGTCTGATTTAACCACTGCTATCGGGCGAGAGACAGAAGACAGAAATAAAGCTGTTTCGGCTGTTAACTCACAGGCTCAAGACTATGCAACACAGGCTAAATCTGATGCAATCGAGGCTGCCAAGATAGCAGACGGTCAAGTTAGAAAAGACTTCAAGGAAACAACTGATGCGTTGAGTTCGACCATTTCGCAAAATAAGTCAGATGCCGAAGGTAAAATTTCAACAGCACAAGCAACTGCTACTCAAGCACTTGATGGTCTAGCGTTTAAAGTTTCTAAAACAGATTATGACCAAAAGACGGGTGATTTATCAACAAAAATAAATGATGTCAAACAAACTGCTGATAGTTCTGCACAAACCATCGCTGACATAAAAATAGCTGATGGTAAGCAAGACACTAGAATGTCTGAAATAGAAAACACTGCTAATGGGCTTAAATCTACTGTTAGTGACCTTAGTACTACACAAGGCAAGCAATCTGGTTACATCAGTGAACTTCAACAGAGAGCAGATGGTTTTGATGCAACAGTCACTAAGGTTAATAATCTCTCTGTTGGCGGCAGAAACTTATTGTTAGCTACGTCTGTTACTCGGACAGGTGTAGGTAATAATTCTATAAACGGTAATTTTAATGCTCAGGGAGCTAGTTGGAACTTAGCAGGTGGTAAAAAGGTATCAGACATTTATAACCAATATGGTTCATCAGGTTATCTAACCATATCATTTGATTGGGTTGCTAGTGGTTCTACCATATCAGGTACATTTGATCCCATATGGAACAATACTCCTTGGGGAGGTCTAGCTATTGCTGGTGGTATAAATCCTAGTAACACGAATACCTCTGGTCACTATGAAAATACTGTTTCATTGCGTGCAAATGGTTACTCTACAGGAACTGCTACAGCTATTATACTTAGGCAAGATAATCTACAGGGAAATATAACAGTCACTAACATGAAGTTGGAATCTGGTAACGTTGCCACAGACTGGTCTCCAGCTCCTGAAGATGTAGATAGTGCCACAGCAAAAGCACAACTAACAGCTGATAAAGCTAACTTAGATTTGTCAACATACAAAACAGACGCCAATGGACGTATTAGTAAGGCGCAAGCAGATATTACAGCAACATCAAAAGAAGTTTCAACAAAGGTTTCTCAATCTGACTTTGATAAGAAAACTGGTGACTTAACAACCAAATATGGTCAAGTTAAAACAACCGCAGATGCGGTCACAACTGATGTTGCTAACTACAAAAAATCAAATGATGGCAAAGTTTCTGCGAATACCGCAAGTATCAATACGCTAAACAATCAGATTACTTCTAAGGTTAGTCAGACTGACTACGATAAAGAAACCAAAGATTTGGAAGGTAAGTATTCCGAAACAAAGCAAACTGTTGATAGCATATCGCAGACTGTTACCGAGTTACAAGCGAAAGCTAATGCGCAGGGACAAGTTAATCAGTTGATGAATACGGAGTTTAATCCTGATTTGGAAGGCTGGATCACAGATAGTGTTGGTAGAGCACCGTACCGTTCTTACTTTGATACTACTGTTAATAAGGTAACTGTTGGTTTTAATACGCAAAATAATGATATTGCGGTATCAATGTTGTCACAAAAAGTTGCGTTAGCAAGTACGCCTGGCGCTCGTGGGACTATTTCCTTGAGTTGGCAAGCACGTTCAACTGATGGTAGTACAGGTACGCAAACAGTATCAATGAGTTTTGTTGACTCATCTGGTAATACCATTGGTAAATCAATTACTGCTGATTGGACTGACCGTGGTACTGGCTGGAACATTAAAAAGATTGAAGGCATTAACATTCCAGATAAAGCTACTTCAGTAACAGTAGCCTTTATTGTAAGTGAGAAAGTAACGGCTTATCTAGCTAAGCCAATGTTGGTATTCGATGCAACCATTGGAGACTATGTCCCAGGAAACTATAACAATAACGCCCGTGTTGCAGCAGTAGAATTAGGTATCGACCACATTACTGGTCTAGTAAATGACCCGAAGAATGGTCTATCTGCCACAGCAACACTGGCAGCAAATGGGCTATCTGTTGCTGCTAAAGCACAAACAGCCGCAAGTACAGCGGATGGTAAAGCAGTTGCTGCTCAAGAACTTGCCACAACAGCAAATACTACGGCAAATGGTACGCAAACGACTATTACTAATTTTCAAAAAGACGTTAAAGACTTGAAATCAACGATAACGAAAACAGCTGGTCAAGTTACAACTGAAATTGAAGACCGTAAGAACGGCGACAATACGACTCGTACGCAATTGACTAATTTAATTGATCAACGTGTTAAAGAAACTAAATCGGGTTATGAATCAGCTATAAGTCAATCGGCAGATAAAATAATGTTGGGTGTTGCGATGCAAAACCAATTGTTTAATACTGCTTTTAGTCCAGATTTTGACGGCTGGTTGCTTAACAACAATGGTGCCGGCGGTTATCATAACAACTTTTTTCGCAGTTATTTAAATAATGGCGATACTGTTGTCGGTGTCAATACAGCAAGCGTTAATGTTGACGGTAATGCAACAAAATTTTATTCGTATCTTGAACAAGATGTTGGATTGCCAGGTAACAACAGTGGGACACCTGTTTCGCTGTCGTGGGACTCAACGACTAATCTTCAAAATAATTATTCAAATTTATTTGTTCAGTTTAAGAACGCTGATGGTTCAACCATTAGCACTGTTAATACAAGATGGGATTCACCGGTTGGTGAAGGATGGCAGCACCATACTTGGAATAATATAAGTGTTCCGACAAACGCTCATCATATACGTGTATCGTTCCAAACGCGAGAAGGTGCTACAGTTTATTTGAAACGCCCAATGTTGACTTTCACATACCAAGCGCAAGATTACATGCCAGGTTCTTACTCAGGCATGAACTCATCAACAGTATTGCAATTGTTTAAAGATAATTGGGGTATTGGATTAGCTGATAATGTTGGTAAAATCACGAGTGGTATTATTGGCGACAAAAACAGCTTGAACTTGATTAATAACAACATTGTTTTGCAGGGTAACACGACTGTTACGGCTGATTTTTACGCTAAAGGTGGTAATTTTAAAAATCTAAACGCAAGTAATATCACGACTGGTACTATCAATGCTGCAAAGATTAATGTCATCAACTTAGACGTAAGTAGCTTGTCTGGTAATATCACGAATTTTATTAAGAGTTATTGGAGTGATGCTTATAGTAACCAGGTAGTTGTCAATGCTAATAACGTATCATTTTATACTAACTCGCATCGAAGCAGCACTGTTATATCAGAAGGACAAATTGATATGACAGTGTATAATAACACGACTAAAATCCCCGAACATATTGGTGGTTTGAAGCACGGTACGGTTGTGGGTAGAGACAATCAAGACTATTTGATTATGTACCTTGACGGTTGGAAGACCCAAGGTGGTCATCCTGCTGATGCTGCCAAACACGGAGGCGATGGTTTCATGTTCTCTGTTAGCGATGGCTGGAATATACCAACAGGAATGCCTTTGCTAACTTGGGAAAACGAGCTTTTGGCAGGTGGTGCAAAACATTTGCCTGGTTGGCATTTTTGGGACCACACGGAATTTCATTCAGATGTCATGATGTTTCCAAACGGAGCTTATCAAGGCCTTTATTTTGGTGCAACAGAATATAATGGGACGACATATCCAGGGATATTTGGTAATCAAAAACAGGATGACGGGCCTGGTATTTTATTTGGTAGCACGGAGTTGTATTTCTTATATAAAAACACAGTATACCCACTATCAGTTGTGTTAAAAGCAGCTTCTGGTGGTTGGTAAAAAGGAGAATAAAAATGAATTTTAAGAATGCTGAACTAATACAAATAGGGAATTTTTTACAGACGCTGACATTGCCGGCACAAATCAGCCGAGCACGGACTAAGTTAGTTAAATCGCTGAATGATTCGTTAAAGGAATTATCAGAAGGCGAAAGACAATTAGTAACGGACTTCGGTGGTGAAGTAACCGAACAAGGACAAATCAGTTGGACTGACGGTGTTGTGCCTGATGGTTACAATGACGAACACGCAGTATTGCTAAACGAACAAGTAACGATTGAACTAAATCAACCAACACTAATGAATGCGTTAAAAGAATATTTTGCTAAATGGGATGGAGAAATTGACCCACAATATGCAGAAGCTTTTGACGCATTTTTTGATGCCCTAGAAACAGAAGAGGAGAAATAATCATGAACATTACAGTAGGAGATTTGCAAGTAGGTTTTGTTAACGGAAAGTTAGATTTGAATTATGCTTCGGTTTCATTTGATGCAGGTACCTATCCTAATCGTTTAAATGGTAGTGTACAGGTTACAAAAGAGGACGGCATTTCTATGACGTCATCAGAAGATGATATTAAAACTGCCGCAAAAGTTAAAATACAAAAGTTGGTGTCTGATAGAGCTGAAAACACTGATGAAGATGAGGTGCCAACTGAATAATGAATCAATTAGAACAATATCTAACTGAAATCGGTACGATTTTTGGAATCATTGGAACTGTGTCAGCTTGGCCAATATTCAAATTAATTCGTGACTGGTTACAGCGTAGGCAGCATAGCAAGACCGAGAGACTAGCAATGGCAATATCAGAAGCTAATAAGCCAGTAATTGAAACGTACGAGCGGGAACATGCAGCAGTCATTGAAGATATTGAAATTGTTAAGCAATCATTGATAGCAAGTTTGCATGATCGTATTTACGATGAAGGTAACCGATTACTAAATCAAGGGTATGCAACGATTGACGAAGTGAATAACTTTAACTATTTGTACGAAGCATATCACGAGCGATTAGGTGGCAATGGGACTGGCGAAGTGATTAATATGCATGTTCGCGAGTTATCAATCCGTGATGGAAACACAGCGTACGTTAAAGAGGCAAGTGAGCTACACAAAGAAAGGGAATCACAGACAATTGAATAATGAATTTACGCATTTAGCATTAGCACTGTGGCAATCAGGTATTGCACCAGTGCTTTTAATTTGGCTAATTTTTATCTTAAAACGTCGATTTACAGGTAATAAAAAAGTCAGCGATTTATTGGTCTTAGCTGAATCAGCAGTACATTGGGCAGAACAAAGTTCAACTGTTGGCGCTGAAAAGAAAGCTAACGCATTAAAGTACATTGTTGATTATTTGTTAATGCTTGATAAAGCACATTTATTTACGTCAGATGAACTTAACGATGCCATTGAAACAGCTGTCGCAAAAATGAAAGGAATGACCCATGAATAAATTAAAAACAACCTTAATCGCATTAGGTACAGTTTTTGCATTAGGTGGCATCGGTGAAACAACTGTCCATGCTGATACGCCACGCGTGGATATGATTGATGTTTCTAACCACAACGGAGCAATGACAGCGCCAGAGTTCGTCTATATGCGAAACAATTATGGACTGAAAACTGTCACAACAAAAATCAGCGAAGGTGTGGGTTTCCATGATTGGACTGCACGAGGTAACATTGCAGCTGCACAACAAGCGGGTGTCTACATCAACGGTTACCACTACTTACGTTCAACAACAGTAGCTGGTGCTATTCAAGAAGCTGATTACGCAGTCAATATGGCTAAAGCTGATGGCTTACCTGTTGGCGCTGTCTTGGCTGTTGATATTGAGAACCAAAATCAAATCGCAATGGGACGGGCAATGCAACCCGTTGCCAAAGCATTTGAAAATGAGGTAGCACGCTATGGTGGTTATCGCAGTACGACTTACACTGGTGGCTCAGCAATTTCAGTATCACCAGACGGTGAAAAGGCATGGATTGCTCAATATCCATACGTACCAACTGCTGACATGAAACATTATTCAACTGAACATGCTTGGCAATGGACGAGTAAGCAAACTTTTGCAAGCTCATTGGGAGTATTTGATGCAAACATTTTATATGATGACTTCTTTACAGCAGGTACTGATAAGGATGCTATTGTACCTAATGTGACACCAACTAAACCTATTAAACCTGCTGTAAATCATGATACTTCTGCAATCAAGAAGTTTAAGAATGCTGGTAATCGCTTTACAGCTTATAAAGGTTTCCGTGTAGATAAGATTGCTTATGTTAACGGCATGTGGCAAACTATCAACTACAACTTTGCAGGCGGTAAAGATGCTAAGTGGACTGCTAATGGTATTCCACTAACTATGCTAGACAACTTAACTCGTGGTAATTATCGTGCTACACAAGTAGGTGATAACGTAAAATTTATGCGTGGTTATGACTATGGAACGATTGATAAATACGACAACAATTCGAATGGAGCAGGTATCAAAGAAGGTGATTATGGTATGATTTGGTATAGTGCTAAATCACTGTTAGCTAAATAAAGATATTCACATAACTTGTTAAACTGGTTGATTTAGACCACTTTATAAATGAATCTAGTTGTAAATAAACTATAAATAAATTATAATTTATTTGACTTGATACCTTTTCTCCTAAAGGAATTAATCATAATAATTGTGTGCATAAAAAGACATTTATCAAGTTAAAAACCCCACTGGTCATTACGACTGGTGGGGCTTTTTTTGTGTTTTCTACCTATATATAAGCAGATAGTAAACCAATCAAATTGTATTGATAAACAAAAAGCCTATTGAGCGACTAAATTAATAATCGTTCAACAGGCTCAAATTATTAACTGACAAACCAAAAACAGATTTGCCACTAATTTGCCACTAGGCACAATGTGAATGCCTTTATATCAACGTTTATAGCATCTATAAAATGGCCCTGGGGGGAATCGAACCCTCATCTCCGGAACCGGAATCCAACGTGATATCCATTACACTACAGGTCCATAACAAATAACAATTATAAACCAATAGATTCGTATTAGCAATAGAAATAAAATGCTTAATGAAGTATCATTAGGTTAAACCTTGCAGTTAGTTAAGTTTACCTTTATAATAAAAACTATAATAATATAAAATTATAACAGAAAAGGTGAATACAATGGCATCATCCGAAGGAAAGGCCACGATGGGCCGAAACATTAAACGTTATATTAAACAAAATGAGATAACAGCAGCACATTTGGCCGAAATAATTGGCGTATCAACAGCAACAATTTCGGATTGGTCAAATGGTAAAACATATCCAAGAATTGATAAGATCGAGGCCATGGCCGAATATTTTAAAATTGCAAAATCAGATCTTGTTGAAGAACCAAGTCAAGTTTCAAAAACGATGATGACTGATGAACCAGTATTAATGGCAGCACATTGGGGAATAGACATTTCAGGTTTACCAGATGAAGAGCGAGCACGTGTCATTGATCGTGCTAAGTCATACATTGAGGGCCTGATTGCTAATTATGAGGATCGGAATGGGAACAGATAGCTATGATAATCTCTTGATAAGAGTAGAAAATGATTTATTAGAGTTAGGGATGACACCCGTTATTTTAGATACAATGCCTTTAAAAGAAAATTCGGGATTAGATGGTGTTGCCTATCTTAAGGAAGATAAAGCGTATATATTTATTGATAAAACGCTACCCATTTTTGAAAAGGCGCGTACTTTGGTAGAGGAATTTCATCATGCGATTTCAGACATTGGGAATCATTTAGACTATAATACAAGCTTAGCGCATAATGATGAAGTTGTTGCTCGCGAAGCAGTTATTAAGTATATGACTAGCGAAGAAACTATGATAAAGATTGCACAAGAGTATGAAAATCAGCCATTTGAAGCGTGGATGTTATGTGAGTATTTAGGTTACCCGTTGGATTTTGCACAAGAAACCGTGGATTTATACCGTCACAGCGGCCTGTTAAATTAA